GCAAGGAGTCGTCGCCAAGAATGTGGGTGTCCGTAGCGGCAGTCGAATAGTTGACTCCAAGCACATCGCCCCACACGGAAACAAGCGAGTCATGGATGCCTGCACCATTTCCAGTCCGGTCAACACAGACCCAGTTGGGGGCAATACGCATTTGCTTGCAGAATTTGATAATATTTGTGGACTGCTCCAATGTTGCCGCCTTGGGGAAAGGAATCTGTGAGTCAAGTTGTAGGACAACCTTGGGTTTCTTGTATTCAACAAACCTTCCGCTCATGGGCGTATATCCGTCAGAAAGCCCAAATCTGCCGTAGGAACAGACTACCTGGTCATTGCCTTCCAAAGCCAAGTCGAACGCGCACAGAGGCACCACAGGTCCAACAAAGCGGGCAATTCCCATGGCATTGTCCATCATGGCTGGCGTGATGATCGCCATCGACACGCCTTCCTGCGGGAACCATCCACGGGCCATTGTGTTTCCAGTAAAGTAGCACTTCCCATCCCTTCTTGCGAAAAATGTTTGGTTGTCTGTTCTTGGACACCATACAACTCCAGAGTATGGAACTTCTTTCATGTTCATGTATTGAACACGAACATTTTTTGTTTCCAATGCATCAACATAATACATCGTGCATCCTCTGGACTGGTAATTTGTTTGTTTGATAAAATTACCTTTAACAAACCTTTCGTGTATTCGGCTTGCCATTCCAAGTCTGTTTATCAAAATTGAATAGACTTCAGCTTGTTCTTTATCTTTGGTGCAAATATATTTTGTGCTACCACCCTGAACTCCCCCATCGCCAAGAACCATTGACTCAAAAAGTCTGCGCCTTCCCTCATTGTTTAGCTTTTCAATAAAATCAATGGTTAGTTTTTTGTTTGGAATTGCATCTTTAACCATCTTGCCAAGTTTATTGGCAAATGTGAAGTGAATCATTCCATTATGTTCTGATTCTTGAAATGGATGCCCCAATTTAATTAAAAGCTCGCGTATTTTATCGCACTTATGTGGGTTTGCCTTTTGTGATTGATAGATAAGAACACGATTATATTCGCTAAAACTTCCATCCGTAACAATCCATCCAATCAGTTCTGCAAAATCTTCATCATATTGCTTTTCACTATCAATGGACTTTCTGCACAACGGAATCATGTCGTGCTTTGCAAGATTCGATGTTTCTTTGATTTTGAGACGAAGACTTTTCTTTGTTTGAAGTATCTGCTTATTTGTGGTTGCCCATCTATGACTTGAAGTGACAAGTGCAGAAATATGGCGGCTCTCCATGGATACAAGATTCCCGTCATAGTGTTTTGCAAATACCTCTTTGACTTTTTGCCATTCTGCAAGACCAGTATCAATATTTACAGTATAAATCGTATCTCCAACATTAAGCTGATTGTGTTTCAACCATCCGCGTTTTGATAAAACTTCCGTCTCTGTGTCGGCGCAGTAATATTCCGCAGTCTTTCCCTTGGCTTCATACGCCTGGTAACCTTCGTTGGTCTGCAAACCCGGAAAAACAATCTTCCTTTGGATGACATTCTCGCACCTTGCGGCATCCAACCGCAATACATGCCAACCATCCCGGCTCTTCCATTCAAAGTCATCCTCGCAGTCAATAGACCCCCAGCCCGCTATTGGCTCACAACGCTTGCCAAACTCGCTTGTCCTGTCTTTGGGGTTGCTTGCCGCAAATATCTTGATCCTGCCCTTGGCGCCCTCCGTATCGGCGGCAGAGAGGATGTTCTGCAAGCCTTCCCAGACACCAGCGGGAACTTCTTCCGCCTCATCCAGCACAACATGCGTTCTGCTCATCCTTCCCCATTTGGGATGGGGCTTGCCAGACCTTGGACTTGGGTGGAACCCACGCAGTGTTCCAGTTCCACTATCACCCTTGGGAACTGCCACAAGGTGAATGCCATTCTTTGAATCATTATTGGCTTGAATACTTTTTACAAGTGTCTCGCTTCCTTCAAATTCCGGTCTTACAAGCGCAGTCGTGTAAAACTTCTTGATAGCTGCAAACACATTTCGTTGTGCGTGTTCCGCAGTCAATGACACAACCTTGATACAGGTATAGTGCGGATCGCGCATCCAATCCAACAGGAACCATGCCGCTGCGCCGAATGTCTTTCCCATGGCACCGGCACCCTGGATCAACAGCTTGTCATGCTCAAACAGGCATCTCCATGTGTCTTGGCTTGACCTCGGTCGCCAGTCATACACGCCCGGTCCCCAGAGAATCGTTGCAGCCGCCTCAAACTGATCGGCATCCAGCAAACTCTGGACATAGCTTTGCACTATTTCCTTCGCTTTTGGGATATCCAATTCCACCTTTCCCTTCACAGATGCCGCATTTAGAATGATATGCTTTGCCGCATAGACAATCCCAACATCTTCATCCCGATCCGCTTCCGCCCTAATCTCCTCGGCAAGCGAAATAACCCTGTTTACGCTTCCGCCAATCACACAAGTTCCGGAAGATTGCGGTTGTCTTTAAGCTGAATCAATACATCCCTAACCTTCTCCAGCGTGTAATCGCATCCCTTGACCCTCTTCTTGGACACGCTTCCGTCATCGTTCCAAACCTCAACATCCCATTCGCAAAACTCCCCTCCGCCATACTTGAGCTTTGTCCTAATCTCGTTCAGCAACTCATCAATAACAATCAATGCATCCAACCCGGCAAGTGCATAGGCATGGTCGTCCTGCTCATCGGGCAAATTGAATTCAATCGTCGCTTTCATGGGAAAATCCTCCAATAACCATCATCCATATATCAATCAAAACAACTTGTGCAATGTAAAACTCTCTAACCAAATAAAGCCAGAATAGTTTCAATATCATAAATAATAGGCGTTTCTAAATACAATCCCACTTGATACCCAGTCCACCCAAAGCCTTGCAACCATAACAGGATCGTCAAACCATGCCCTAATCTGGTTGCTTTTCCAATAACTGTCCCAAACAAACAACTTCCCATTAAACACATAAACGCAAACCGCATGGTTCCATTTATCTGTTTCAACAATCAATACCTTGCTCTCAATCCCAACACCGCGAAGCCCAGTCTGCATTGCAATCGCTTCCGGCAGGCAAGCGTTCTTGTATTTCCCAACCCAAGGCGGAAAATCCACAGGGGGATTCGATGCACATGCAACCAACAACAAAGAAACAAACAAAACAATAATTTTCATTGTTCTATTAAATTGAAATAGGCATTCCCATAGCATCCAGACTCAGCAAGTTGCTGTGTGTGTCCATAGGGATACAGTGTTCGTTCACTTGCGTTAACAATCCATTTATCTAACTTGAATTTTGTCAGTTCTATGGGATGCCCGTCATGTGGGGGGATATCTACCCACTCAAATATCCTAAGAATCTTAGCTGACTTCAATGCGTTTTTAATTATCAATTCTGGATTGTCGGTATGCTGGAGGCAATTGTATATCCAACACTCGTCAAACCCTTCTTGAAAAATATCCTCCCCACGGCAAATCAAGGAATCAATCCCTTTTGAAGAATACCTGTCGTATGTCCACATGGGATATTCCAACGGGTCCACAACCAGGGAACGAACGCCAAGGTTAATTGTTTTTAAAAGCATCGATGACGGACCACCGCCAATGTCAATGATCCGCTTGCCGGAAACATCAAACGAATAACCAACACGGCTCAATCCCATGTATTTTGCATAAACATAATGCTTCTGGTCTTCATCGAATGTATTGCAGCAATCTCCCCAGTAATCTGCTTCAAATGTGTAGTCGCTCATGTATAATTCCTCATTCCGGCATAAAGCCCGTTGCCTTCTGCATACCATCCCCTATCCGTATAAACATTCATCACATCTTTGAAGTATTTCTCATACATCGGGGCAACTTTTTCCAGCGTGAAGTTTTCGCCCCATTTCCGGCATGCTTTCGGGTCAATGTCTCCAATGTTCTCAATCGCATCGACAAAATCACCCATCGTCCGGCACCTAAACCCTGTAATCCCATGCAAGTTGTTTTCCGCAAAACTTCCCCAATCTGTCGTAATCGTCGGAGTTCCACAAAGCAGATTCTCAACCTGAACGCCCCCAAATGGTTCAATATACTGCGACGGGATAAAACTTGCCTTCGCATTCATCATTAGCTTCTTCCTCGTCACCATGTCGGCATATCCGACATATTCAACATGGTCTGGCAACTTGTATCCCTCTTCCTTCTGCCCTGCAATAACAAGCTTAACCCCTGCCTTTTCCGTTGCTTGTATCGCAATATCAACACCCTTCCCGCTGTAAACCCTGCCCAAATATAAGAAGTAGTCTTCTTTCACGGGATTAAACTCGAAATCCTCCACATCGAAATAGTTCGGAATCACAACATCATACCAGTCCTGCTTGCATGAACCAACGGCAGATAATCCATAATAGGCATGATAAATTGCGTAAGACTCAAATACTTTCCACCTTGCCCAATGCCCTCCCGCATATCCAATGCCGGGTTCCACGCAAATCATGTCCGGATGCGCATCGCAAACAGGTCGCACGCCACAACCCCAAAACGGCAAAATGAAATCATTCTTCAACTTCCTCTTCCCAACCTCACGGATGGCATTAGCGTAAAAATTACGATATGCATGGTCGCCCGTATCAAATTTGAAGAAGGTTTTCCTCCAGTCATGCGATCCGTAACTTTTCTGAAAATCATCGTTGGTCAAAACAGTCACATGCTCGGTGCAAACCAAGTCGCTATCCTCATGCCCGTAGTGGATGACTTCATGCCCGCGCTCCACCATCATCTTGCCAAATTTCAAAACCTTCTGCGTGTATGCGCATGCGTTGAAATGGCGGTTCGTGACAGTATGCGGCAAACCCAATGCGTGGAATCTCATTTTATTTTCTTAAAAGCTTCTCGCCTTCTTTATACCCGCCCCTGTAAATCTCAATCCCGTTTTCCTGCACCACAAAAACAGATGGCTTCCCACTATGGTCCCAATACGATGAAATCTCACCTTGTCCAATCTGCACCAATTCAATCCCAAATTCACCGGCAACGCAAATGCTTGTTCCATCCCGTTCGTAAACATCGCGGAAAACAACCCTCCGGATTCCATGGCTGGCAATCGAACGCAAACAATCGTTGCACGGCAATAGAGTCACGGCAATCAATCGGCATTCGTTTGGCTTTACATACCGCAAGGCGTTTTGTTCCGCATGGACCACAAACAATCTTCGCTTGTCACGATCCTCCCAATCCTCTTCCATTCCGGCGGGAAACCCGTTGTAGCCAATACCGGCAATCGTGTTGTCATTCCTCAACACACATGCCCCTACCTTTTGCCACGGGTCTTTCGATTTCCCCGCCGCAACCTCGGCAATCCCCAACGCATATTCTTCCCATGTCATAGTTCAAAGGCACGCAACTCGCCGGGGATGTCATCCGGAAACCTTATGTCGTTGCATTCCGCGATGCTGCACCTTTCGATTTCAATGGCATCTTTCAATTCATCGCGCAATACCGCAAGTGCAGCCTCGTAGCTTCCGCATATCGTTTCCTCCATCTTGTGAAGATAGCCATTGTGCGAAACAACAAAAACCGGCGAGTTGCCGTAACTCCACCGCGTTTCGATTTTCCAATGGCAATCCCCCGCCCTGTGCTTTTGCCCCGCAATCAGTTCGTGATACTCGCCCGCAAGCTTTGTTATTTTCTCTGTTTGTTTCATGGTTTGATTGAAAGCAAATGCCGTCGGTCATGAATCCAGGTTAATGCCTTGCCGGAATCCCCTACATCTTCGGGAACGACGCATTCGTCGGCAATGATGCCGTTCTCCTGCAAAAGGTTCATCGCCTCCGTCTCATCGATGCGGTTTGCCGATAGGTAATCGCGGAGGGATTTCATGTGCGGTCGGCTTCGTCTTCCAGCATGTTTAGCGCATTGTCGATTTCGCGATGGAATTCCTGTTCAGAAAAGTCGCCTTGATTTAACATGAAAATGCACGCCGCGATCATGCGCAAAAGCTTCGCGTATGCCATCGCGCTTGCAAACGCCGCGAGCGTGGCTGGCGTGTAGTTGTTGAACATCGGCGCCCCCTCCTCGTCAATTTCCGTGCTGCCATTATTTTCGAGCAGTTGCATTGCCCACCTTGCGAACAGGTCGAGGTCATGCACAAATTCGTTTGGGTCGATTCCTCGGGGTTCGCTCATTGGCAACTTTCGCAATCGGGGTCATCGATGGGACAGGCGCGGGGGA